ATAAAAACTCCGATGCAGCTAGCTGCTTCTGAAGGGCTTTTCGAAATGCATACTGACGTAGGTAAGTTAGTTTCTGACAACTTGAGAAATCTTATATTGACAAACCACGGAGAACGTTTGGGGTTCTTTGATTTCGGTGCGAACCTACGACCGATCTTGTTTAATTTGGGCTCAGAAGATGGCGACCTTGAGGCTATTAATAGGATTAAACGAGCAGTTTCGAAATATATGCCGTTTGTTTCTTTACAGAATTTTCAAACATTCACTGACAGGGACGACAATCGCAATGTCGCAAAGATTGGTATCCAAGTGACATACTCGATCCCTAGAGTGAACGAAGCAGTGAGGTCTTTAGAGATCATGTTATACATGGGAGGTTAAAATGTCAGACGACATCAAAGCAAAGTTTGGTTTACAACGTAAGAGATCGTATCTTAACAGAGATTTTGGAGATTTTAGATTGGATCTTCTACGTTATGCTGGCACATATTTTAAGGATAAGATTCAAGATTTTTCAGAACCTTCGATGGGTGGATTGTTTCTCGATATGGCCGCTTACATCGGTGACAATATGTCCTTTTATCTAGACCATCAGTTCCGAGAATTGAATCCAGTCACCGCCGTTGAATCAAAAAACTTAGAAGCAATGATTCGAAATGCAGGAATTAACATTACTGGAAATTCTCCCGCCAGTGTCATGGTAGATTTCTATATAGAAGTACCTACAATACAGGATCCAGTGACTCTTCTAAAGGTACCTGATCCAACGCACCTTCCGATTATCAAAGCTAATGCTCGATTAAAATCGAGAACAGGCGTTTATTTTAATCTTACTCACGAGATTGATTTTTCTGAAAGAAATTCGAACGGTACGTTATTAGCTGAAGAGACTCCTATACAAGATTCGACAGGAATAATTTCATCTTATGTTTTGAAACGTCAAGGTTTGTGTGTCTCTGGCGAAATGATGGAACAGACAGTAACAGTGGGAGATTTTGTACCCTTTAGAACTGTCACACTAAATCGACCACACGTCACAAGTATACTTCGAGTGTATGATTCAGATGGTAACGATTATTACGAAGTGGAGTCTTTATCGCAGGACACAGTTTACAAAAAGAATCGACTGACCACAGGGGATAATTCAATCGAGGTCATCGCTGCTCCTTATAGATACACGACTTCCACAAATATTAATTCGAGAACCACGACGCTTAGATTTGGTTCTGGAAACTCTTCTTCGTTGTTTGATACAGCGGTCCCCGATCCATCAGATTTGGCACTGCCTCTTTATGGCAAGGAGACGTTTTCATCGTATTCTTTGGATCCAAATCGATTGTTAAAATCTCCGTCACTGGGTGTGTCTCCTACTAACACGACAATCAAAGTTATATACAGATTTGGTGGAGGAGCTAATCACAACGTGGGTCCGGATACAATCAAAGAAATTTCACAAATAGAATGGAAATTTTCTCAAAATGCTTCTTTCGATTGGATTCAAAAGATTAAAAGAAATGCAGCTGTGTCGAATCCTGAAAGTGCTACGGGTGGAGCTATGGCTCCTACGCTTGGAGAACTCAAAGCTTATGTGACATCTGCGAGAACAATGCAGAATAGAATAGTCACGAAAGAAGATCTCCTAGCGAGGATCTACACGCTTCCAACTGAGTTTGGTATAGTTTATCGAGCCAATGTTGTACCGAACCCTGAGAATGCATTGTCGTCGATTCTATACGTGGTATCAAGAGATTCAACAGGTAGATTAACACAAGCAAGTGATGCGCTTAAGCAAAACCTTTCTGTATACCTCAATGAAATGCGTCTTATTGGCGATGCTATGGATATTTTGGATGCTAGTGTCATTAATTTCAAAATAAAATTAACTTGTAGATTCTCGCAAAATGTCAACAAGTATAATCTTATTGCGAAGATCATTAAAGAAGTTCAAACACTGTATACATCCGACAAAATAGCGTTGGGAAAACCACTTGTTCTCAGTGATATTGTGAACAAAGTGATTAATTTACCAGGAGTGATATCGTGTATAACGCCGGAAATTGCGAACATCTACGGAACAGTAGAAAATAGAGTGTATTCATCAGAACAAAAAACACTTGAAGTGGAAAATGACGTTGTATTCGCTGAAGATTTCGAAATCTTTGAATTAAGACACGGAAGTTCTGACATCGAAGTTACGGTACTGTAGGAGAAAATTATGATATATCACCACACCGGATCTAAAGACACGTATATAACGAATAAAATCGTGGCAGGCACTAGAAGAGCAACAGGTGGAAACGTAGGATACGCATCCACCATTGATCTTTTCAAGCTCTATGGGGAAAATACGCTTAAAGGATATAAAGGAACATGCGATGGCATCGACACCGACGAACAAGCCAATTGCTCTGGCACTTGGGACCCGAATCTCAAAGAACTTTCAAGAGGTTTGATCTACTTCGATTTGGACGCACTCAAAACAGAACTAGATTCAATGGTCGATGTCAGCGATAGTTCCTTTAAATTGAAATTAGTGATGAAAGATATCCAAGGTACACAAGTGGCACCCTCCAATTTCACGTTGCAGTTATGGGCATCAACTGTCGATTGGGACGAAGGTATAGGAGATGACGTATCTAGTTTCTCCAATATCCAAGCGACCAACTGGCTATCGTCATCCTTAGGTACGTTGTGGGATACAGCAGGTGGCACGTGGGAAACATCATGGATAGCAAGCGACGACGGTGTCGACCCAGTCGATTCTAGAACCTATGTTGGGTCTCAAGACTTTGTCACTGGCTGGGAAGATTTAGAAATCGATGTCACCGATTGGGCACGAGCATATTGGAGTGCCACGAATACAGATGTCACAAACAACTACGGATGGTTCGTAAAGTTCGACACAGAAGAAACAGACAACAAGAGTTATTTTGTCAAAAGGTTCGCTTCTAGACACACGAGGAACCCGTTTCTCAGGCCTAAATTGGTTGCATATTGGGAAGATTATCATTTTGACGACAGATTGGATTTCAAAACTAATGTGACTAACTCGTTGTCCATTCGTAATTTTTCGAAAGGAACACAGAGTGCACTCTCTGCCGTTCCAACAGCGACTCTCTCGTATGGCACCTGGAGTTCTTCTTCTATTTCTAGCGCAGTTTCCAGCGCAGGCATTTAACAAGACGGTATGTACGAAGCAGAGTTTGGTGCTTTTGATTTATTTGGTACTGCATCTGATTTGAGATCGCATCTGTTAACGTCTGGTTCGATTCTTTTGCAAGAACAATGGTCATACGATGACGGTTCAGGTAACTCGGTTCTTGTCCATTCTGGTTCGTTTGATGCGGTATATCCATTAAGTTCAACTAGTGCTTCACCACGAGATTATCGATTCTCTATATTGGACTTAAAGTCAACTTATGATATATCAGAAACACCAAAAGTTAGACTTTTTGTAAGAGAAAGAAACTTGGCTAACGAACCTGTTCGTATTCCTATCGAGCTCAAAAGCCATTTGATTCATAAGGCGTACTATCAGATTAAAGACACGAATTCTTTACTTGTTCTGATCCCTTTTTCTGATCAATTATCGACACCCGACGAATCAACAAGGATTTCTGCAGATGCAGAAGGAATGTATTTCTCTTTTCCCGTAAGTGTACTACCTCGTGGGAGAACGTACACTATAGACATTGCATTTTACGATAGATCTGAAAGAAGAATATATGAATCAAACATGGCATTTAAGGTGAAATAATGAGAAACTTGTTCACTTCGACAGACATCACTAACTCTAACGAAAGACCTGTCGTTAGAAACGTCACCGGTGATTTCTTAGAAAACAACCTAGCAGGGGCTTCAACCGAGAGCTGGTTAAATGATCCGATTGGCTCGGGATTAAAGAGTACTCAGCAGTTGTTGGTGGACTGGTCTGATTTCAGTAAACACGTGTTCTTTAATAGTGCGGAAGCAAAAGTTAATTTGGCTTTTGATCAAATTATCAATGGGTATCCTTTTGACGGCACAAGCGAAGAAAAACGAGAGTTCATGACAAATATCGGAGGATATACGAAGTGGATCTATGATCAATTAGATTCACATCTTGGGTATCTAAATTTTTCTGATAACACAGATACTGATTGGTCGTATTCAGAAGTTATAGATCATACCGGGTATCTCGCTCCAGATTTGGCCACTATCGTAGGAGATGCCAAAGCATCTAGACACATGAACACAAACGGTTCGACACATGAATTTTGGCTTTACGTTCCAGACGATGGAGGAACATCTTCCGGAATGACCGCTAATCAGTACGCAGTCATATATCAAAAATCAGATATAGCCCAAAACGTTAATTCATCTGGAGAAATTACGAAAGGAATTACGATCTGGCACGGGCATCAGACTTTGAATGCTGAGTCCCAAATCAGAGAATATGATTGTAGCTTTATGATCGGTTCCGGAAATTTCAAATCAATAGTCCATACAATAGAAGCCTTAGAGGTCGACAGATGGTATCACGTAGCTTTTGTGTATGAAAGAGCTTCTTCCGAAAGAGTACTTTCCTACGTTAATGGACGTTATATTTCCAATACAACTGTGAATCAAGCTGAATTAGATGACAACACTTTATCCGGCGGGAAAATCCGTATCGGATGGTCGGACATACGACAGACAGGCTATGCAACAGATTTTATGTTGAACAAGCTGGGAGGAAACGATCCTGTACCTTACAAAGGCTTGCTCGATGAAGTCCGTGTATGGCTAGGCCCTCGAACAGCAGATTCTATTCTTAAGAATTATAATAGAAACGTTAATAACGAAGAAGCTTTACTCGTATACTATAGATTCAACGAGCCACCAACTACAGTTGGGTCTTATGGTGCTCGGATGATTGTTTTAGATTATTCTGGGAATTCTTTGCATTCTATGCTAACGAGTCAAACGTCAAACCCTTTAGTCTTACGAAATCGATTTGTTTTGGCTTCAGGTGAAGAATTAAGTCCGCCGGTTGCAAGAGAAAAAATCTCAGAAAATAAAATCTTGTTTCCCGATTGGATCCCAAATAAGACGTTAAATCAAGAGCTTTTGTTAGAAGGCAATCATTTTGATCGAAACAACCCGAATATAATAACGGGATTGGTACCCATGCATTTATTCGAAGAGGCCACCTTTTTCGAAGGAATCGAGACTGATTGGGAAACGCC